TTGACGGTATTCCCAAGGTCGAAGTCTATCTTATATGTCAGGTTGCCATGAGGATTGACCGATGTGTCGAATGAATATCGTATAGTCTGCTCATTCAGCTTACTCTGACCTCTAAAAGTCAGGGTGTTGATGTAATCTGCTCCGAAGTCCTCAGCCCGTAGATCTTTGGCATCCACGAAGATTTCACGGCGGGTCTCCCCGGAACCACTTGTAATTGCAACAAATGTCCGGGCTGCACCTTCACCTTCACCACCGATGAGTGCGGTATTGGCGTAATCCGATACGCTCTCTGTATATATCTGTTCAGTCAGATTCTCGTACTCCTTTGAGAATACCGCTTGGGAGTTGGCCCCATTATACAGCATCACTGTAAAAATACCTGTAGCTGGAGTGAACACAGTCTTAATACCAATATCCGAAGCAACGCATAGTTCCGTCACTGCATCCATCAAATTCCGATAGGATATCTGAGTGCTAACAGGTATGCCCAAGTTCGGAGATGAGAAAGTTATCCCAGCTATTTGCCGCGTTGAGTCGGTAGGGTTGATGAGATTATTATTTATAAGCTGTTCAACACAGACAGAAAGGTCTCCGGATAGCTTCTCAGTTTGCCATAAAATACGACGGGAGAGGAAGGATGTAGCAAAGCGGCCGCTCACAGTGATAATTTCCTGCTCAGTCTGAGACAACTCCAGATGCTCTATGATCCCAGCTTCCTCATCATCGTTTTTCCAAATGATATTACCTTCTTTTAAGAGTGCAGTATTCTCAGGTGTGGCTATTGCCTTCAGTTCAAATGAACCACACTGAGAATAACGCCGAGTCCAGCGCAGGTATTCGAAAGACTCCACAATACCTGTAAGCTCCCAGTTTGGATTGTAGATATATAGTTGCATAGTCACACCCCCAGAAACTGCGGACGATAGTAAATGCTGACTTCCAGCAGTTCCATATTGACTGAAGCATCGTAGCGTAAAGTGTTAATCCCTGCGGCAAGCTGGAAAAACACCGAATCAGTGTCCAGCAGGAAGAAAGCATTCGTTACCAATGTTCCGTTCACGCTAACTACGCGCTTACCAGCGAAATGGGTATATACACGGAGTTCATCTCCGGCATTCATCGTCGTCAGAAGTCTGATGTATTCACCAGTGTCTATATTTAAGAGTTCCGGATTTGTAACTGTTCCCAATGCCTGAAACACAATCTCACAGCCACACGAAACATCGCCGATGTTTTCAACCGTGATGATCTGGCTGGGCTGACGCATTCCAAACTCCATGCCGCTTTCAGGTATTTCCAGTTCAAATTCGAACAGTGGTATCCAAGATGCCAGTTCCTCACGCACTTCATCCAACGTCTCGAAGAAGGGAGACGGGCAAAGCAAACTGACGAAAAAGTTAGGTATTCGCTGCCTGGAGGAAACGGTAAAACCCGCTTCCTCTACAACGCAGGCAATTTGCCTATCGCGGTAGACGAGCGTTCCATTTAGTTTAGGACTAAATATCTTAAGAAAAAGCTGTCTCCGTGCATAGGCATCGTCAGGTGTATCTGCTATAACCGTACCCTCCAGTATGATATTTCGCATATCCAGTGTGGAAGAAATATAAAAAGCACCGTCCTGATCCGGTGCCTTGAAGGTGTTAACGGTCTGCCGTATGTTGCCAGTGCCATCTATTTTGGTAAGAAAATACGGACGGCTTTGTTTGAGCGTGATGCTTCTGCCATCCGTATTAATATAGGTAAGTTCCATAGTCAGACCTCCTTTAATATTCAAGTGCCAGCTTGCGGGATAGGTTTTTGAACTCCCGTGCCAGTTCTTTTTCGGACAGAGGCTTTGGTGTCACCACCGAGAGATTTTGCGTGATGCTTGTGCCGTTAGTGCTACCTTGCCCGGATAATCCTCTATAATTCAAATCAAAGTTTGTGGGTACTGCATTTTGCATATCCCTTGAAACTGCTGTCATTGCATCCTCAAAGCCCACACCGATGCCTTCGCCCATATTGCGGCCAATTCCAGCAAAGAGGGTTGAGGGAGAGTTGATACCGAAGAAATTCTTAATCTTCGATACCACATTACCGAAAAATCCTGAAATCTTATTCCATAGCCAAGCACCTGCGTCTGAAATACCATTCCACAACCCTTTAATCAAATTGCCGCCCACTTGAGCCATTTGGCTTATATAACTGGTGAAGGCTCTAACCAGCCCTGAAATGATCTGCGGAACCGCCTTAACAACCTCCACAATTATCCTTGGCAGGTTTGCAATTAGTGCCACAAACAGCTGAACACCAGCCAGGATAATCTTATCGATATTACCTACAATGGCATTTACCAGTGATGTTATGATCTTTGGAATCGCGGCTACAACAGTATTAATAATCTGAGGAAGTGCCTGAATTAGCGATATCAAAAGCCGGATGCCTGCATCAATAATCAGGGGAATCGACCCAATGACTGCACTGATAATACTGTCTATGATTTGTGGAATTGCTTCCACAACTGCCGTAATGATGGTAGGCAATGCTGTCACCAGTGATGTCAGTAATTGTATACCCGCATCGATAATCTCTGGAATGGATTCTATTAGAAAATCCACCAGTGCTTCGATGATGGCAGGCAAGGCAGAAACAAGCTGAGGTATCGCGTCCACCAATCCCTGCGCTAATCCTATAATCAACTGCAAAGCCGCATCCAACAGCATTGGCAGGTTCTCAATCAAACCTTGGACAATCTTAGTGACCGCTGAAACTGCTGCGGGTATGAGCTTAGGTAAAGCTATGCCAATACCCTCCACAAGCGCTGTGACCAGTTCTATTGCTGCATTTATGAGCAATGGAAGATTATCAATCAGCGCTCCGACAATCGTCATTAGAGCACTAACTGCCGCCGGGATAAGTTCAGGTAAAAGGTTCAAAATAGCCTCCAGTACCTGCTTGAATATATTTGTGACTAATTCAAGAAGCATTGGTAGCAAGTCTGCCACCGCTGCTAGGATTGCGCCCGTCGCTGTCGGTAATGCTGCTACTATATTCTCTAAAACCGGTACGATATTAGTGACAACTGCCTTGAAAGCATCAACAAGATTCTCAGTCAGATTTGTCATATCCGCATTGGCATTGCCAAGTCCTGCTGTAAAAGAGCCAACCGCAGCCTGTAACAATCCGATCGAACCAGAAATGGTCTGAGTTGATTCTTTCGCAAAGTTGCCAGCATACTGCTCGGTGTTCTCAAAAAACATCTGCATTGCAACTTCGGCTTTCTCCGCTTGTGTTGCGGTATTCCAAGTAAAATCCAGACCCTTTGCGAGAGCGTAGGCTTGGATGTTAGTAGCGTTCATTGCAACACCGAGGTTATCCATCATGGTGAAGTTGCCCTTTGCCGCACCTGTTACAGCCTCCATCGCCATAGACATATCTATGCCCATAACGGATGCCATATCAGCAGCACGTTGCATGGCCTTTTCGGTTAGTTCAAGGCTTTTCTGTTGCTGTATACCAGAACCTTGGAACAACGCACCCATTTTGTTGGCAGTAGCGAGATACTCGCTTTGGGAGACACCGAGGTTTTTATAGGCCTCTTCGCCGGTTTTCTGAATCGACGCAGCATATGCACCGAAAACCGCTTCTGAGCCGCCCAGGTTTTGCTCCAACTCACCAAATTGAGTGACCACTTCTTTGCCCAACTTAATAGCCGCAGCCCCAGCGGCAACAGCAACTGCACCCATTGCCACACCAATGCCCTTAAGTACGCCGCCAAGTTTATCAAACCTACCACCAGCATCTTCGGCACTTTTTCCGGAATCGTCTAATTCATCGCCGAGATTATCCGCTTCGATTGTGGATTGCTCAAGTTCACGCTCCATACCGTTCAGTTCTGCCTGAGCCCTGTTCAGCTGAATCTGCCAGTTTTGAGTACGGCGATCATTTTCACCGAAAGAGGAGGAGGCATTATCAAGTGCAGCCTTAAGGGTGGAAATCTTCTCTTTCTGTGCATCAATTTCTTTATTCAAAACCGCGTTACGAGCGGTGACTGACTGTATAGATTTATCGTTTTTATCAAACTGACTGGTTACAAGGGTCATTTCACTGCCCAGCACCTTAAATGACTGATTGATTTCGGAAAGAGCTTTCTTAAATTCACGCTCGCCCTCAACGCCTATTTTTAAGCCAAAATTGTCTGCCATACCTTCACCTCCTCCTAAATACCCGGTGGGATAATATCGTCAATAGTCCGGGTTTTCTTCGGCTTTTCAATTCCGTGCCATTGCTTGTGGCAGGTCCATAAATCAAAAAACAGTCCGATGGGCATGAGCCAGAAATCCTCTGCATCCATGCCCATTTGAACTGTTCCATAGTAAAAAAGCCGGGTAAAGACCTCTGCGTCCGTTACCCGACTTCCACGTTTTTTGGAGTTTCTTCCTCACTTTCCACGTCGCGCTTTGTACCTTTAAACATCGCTTCGGTAATTGCATTTTTATATGCAGCCAAGTCAAGCGGTGAAGTGAGAAGTTCTACCTCTTCTTCGGTAAGCAATTCTTCTGGTGCGTTCTTATTCTTAAGGTTGCGAATC